AGACTTGCTTTTATATACTCTGATGCATCTATGTGGAATTCTTCTTCTGGGTTATCAGAGGTATTCTTGCAAGAAATCCACTCTATTTTTCCTTTTCTATTTACTAATAAACCACACCCTTCTTCTGGGTATACTTCCATTAGATCTAAATAAATCTTATCTTCTCTGTACGACACCTGGGAATCCTCCGTAGGGTAAAGAAATTTGAGAAGCTCGCTTACTTAAATAGCCCCCACTTCCGTCAGGACGAGCTTGGAATCTCATTGCACAAGAAGTTAAAGTCTTGCCGCAGACATCTCCTCGAGTCCAGTGTAGGCCTTCTTCTACTGTGTAATGGCTTCCTCCGATCTGGGTTGTTCTATTAACTTTCCATAAAAATCCGTCTTTTACTACATAAGAATTGTATCTTTTGTCTTGATACCCTAAATATGTTGCCGAAGTAGAATAAGCAGAATAAACCCATACTCTTCTCCAAGAAGCAGTATCGGCATCTGTAGGAGAGTTAGAAGTATTATTTATACATCTCCAGTAATTAGTACCAGTAGTAGAGCTAAGTATACCTTCTGCTGTTATCTGCATTAAGTTTGCCTGAGAAGTTGAATAATAAGTACCGGCACTAAATGAGCTTAAACTGTTTCCATTAGTAAAAGTTATGCCAGTTACAATATACTCATCTTCAGGACTCATATAAAGAGTCAACTCTACTCCTCCAATGGTAATTTTACTATCGGCTCTCCAGTTACAGCCCCCTACCTTTTCTCTCTCTGGTTGATCTACATAAGCAGTTCCATTGTGTTTCTTAGAACCTCCTCCAGTATACTTCCACGGACAACTTCCTCCTACAACTATACGTCTTGGTAATTGTATACCGGCTAGGTCAAAAGGGGCAGCTAGTTCAAACTCTACTTTAGTGGCATCCTTTGATGCAATTCTATCTATCACGTACACGGATCGCGGAAATTCTACAGGAGGGTTTCCGTTGCCTGAGTCCCCAGATTCTCCTACTAAGTATTTTTTAAGTGTTGTTCTACGAGTAAGTCTTTTTCCTATAAGATCTTCATACCCTAGACCTCCTATAGACTGAGAGAAAGTATTATGTAGATTTGCTACTGTGAACTTAGGGCGATTCATTGCTCCATCAGCGCTAATTTCAAAGTCCTCTGCATGTGCTGGCAAAGCAATATAACTTCTTGATACTCCTGTAGCGTCTCTGAACTCTATTGTAGTTAAGTCACTATCTAATCCATCTGGAAAAAAGTACGCAAAATTGCCATCAGCATACTCTAAATCGTATAGAGTTATTATTGCTGAGGATATTCCCTGGCTTTGTACGTCTTCTACTATGGCTGTCATGATTCATATACTCTTCTGAATGTTGCTGATAAATTATTGTGCCCGCTGTTATTATAGCTTTGACTAAATGTGTCGCATACTACTTTGATAGTTTTTTCATTATCGATACTACTGTCTAATACGCCGGTGACCTCTTCTGTAGTAGCAAAATCTGGTACGGTAAAGTTAAAGGAACTCACCCCATTTAAGCTGTTCAAAAATCCTGCTATATTATCAATATCCTGTTTCGGACGATTTTTGAAAGAAACATTATAAGTTTCTTCTGTATTATTTATGCCTTTTGTGCTTCTCTGCTCATATCCATCACCAAACTTTATACTACGAGTTTTTTGCTTAGCGCTACGAGTCATTCCTCTGTCAGGAAGTACACTTAAACTTCCATAGGCAGATGTTGTATTAAATCCTATTGCCATTATGCTGCTCCATAGGGACTAAGCATGCCGCCGGGTCTCTTTTGCTTTTGAAGTTCTTCTTGTACTACAGAAGCGAGCAACTTACCTATATTCGCTCCTTGTTGTCCATCACTATTGCTGCTTTGTTCTGCGCTTCCGTCACCAGACATATTTACATTAATAGATACATTATTTGTACCGCCTCCGCCGTTTTTCATCTCAACAGGAATCTTACCGCCACTCGGAAGAGGTACTACAGCTTCTGTTCCATGAAGAATTGCAGGGTAACCTGCGTTTCTACCCCGTGCGATACCGCCTGTAGCATAGCCCTTCATAATACCGCCGTGTCGCGATCCAGGAAAAAGTCCTGAGCCGGAAGTTTTAAATATCTCGAGGTCAGCTACATTGCCACCGCCACCGCCTGCACCGGCACCTCCTCCCCCTGGCATCATCCCAGAGAGCATTCTAAACACGAGCATTTGTGTGATCATTTTTGCTATCATACCTAATACGCTCATTGCCATATTTTTAAAAGCATCCTTCATGGTCATAGTACCAGTAATTATTCCTTCTATACCCGCGGACAGACTATCTACAAAAGCATTTTGTACTCCGGCTACACCCTTTGTTACGATTTTTACTTGTTCTTGCGCCTGTATTGTTTGATACATTGACTCTCTTTGCGCATCACTAAAACTTGCGCCTTTGTCTTCGTACTCATTCATTTGTCTACGAAACTCTGCTAATACCGGATTAATTGTTAACTCTTCTCTTTTCTTTTGAAGACTTCGTAGCTCTGCTTCTTCGGTACGTAAAGCTATACCTTCCATCTCAAGATTGAGTTGCTTTTTTACACCTAACATAGCAAGTTCATTTGATAAGGCTTGTATTCTGGCATTTGCGGCTTGTATCTTTGTAGCATCTTTTGTGGCATCTAAATCCGCAAGAGCTGCAAGTGCATTTGTGTGCTCTAGTTCTTTAGATCTTACTTGCTCATCAAAACTTTCCATTTCATGAGCTCGCTTCAGTGCTCCCATATCAGCTGAACTAAGACCTGCTCCTCCTACTCCCTGTACTAACGCGAGACGTTTGCGGGCGTCGGCTGCTTGCCGGTTTTCCATCTCCAGCATAGCATTAGCTTCTCCTATCTGCCGTTTCTGTATATCTAGCTGTCTTTCTTTTTCTGTAGTGATTGCTTGCTGAGATATTTCTAAAGCTTGTGCTATTGTTACTTCCTGATCAGCTAGTTCTACTGCTTTCTCTGCGTTTTTATATTGCTTGGAGGTCTTCTTAACACCCTCTGTGTCTAATAAGTCTTTAGCTGTGGTAGCACTTACTTGTTTTTGTAATGCCTTGCTAACAGCATTCGCCGCTGTTAAATTTGATGCCTGTAGTCTGGCTTTTTTAGCTTCAAAACTCTGACTTACTTGATCTATTTTTGCAATTTTTTCTTTATTATCTAAGATAGAGTCTTCTGTTACTAGTTGCTTTTCTACAGAAGCAGCTACTATAGCTCTAAGTTTTCCCGCTGTTTCAACGGCTTCGTTTGCTCTATCTTGAGAACCTTCTAGCGCCTTTCTAGCGGCTTGCGCGGCTGCAAGATCTTCTTTATCACTAGCGGTTACAAGAGGAGTTGTCGTTGTTACTGTTCTATAGTTTGCATTTCTACTATTCCTTCGGACTTGCTTTGTTGTTGTCGTAGTGCCGGTGCCCGTTGAGTATTTTTCTATGTCTGCATCAAGAGCTGCCATTTGATCCTTTATCACTTGACTCTCAGGAATTCCCGCTGCTACTTGTACTTTTAATTCATAGTCTTTATTTAAAGCATCTTGTAAAGACTGCAGAGGTGCTTGGGGTATACTATTAAATAAAGCGTTTAATTCGTTGGTAACATTCTTACTAGATTGGGCCAACTGTTCAGCGGCAGCGCCTGTTTGAATCATAGCATTTGCGCGATTAAGCATTGCTTTTCTTGCTTTATCACTAGCTACTGTAAGGTTTCCTTCACTATCAAGCAGTGCTTTAAAAGCAGGATCTGCTACTATTAATGAGTCTACAGTTGTTTTAATACTTGCACTTAGCTCATCAAATCCTTTAGTACCTTTTAGTCCATCAAGTTTTTCTATATCTTGTAAAACACCAAAAACGTTCGCTTGTTCTATAGCGTTTCCTTGCTGGATTAAAAGCTCTGTGCCTGTTAAAAGACCTGGATTGTTTTTATTCAGGTCGTGAATTTTGGACATATGCTCATTTAATTCAGAGTATTTGCTATTCAGATTCTCTACTTCGTCTTGTGCTTTTTTTGCTTCTTTTGACATAGGAAAAAATGCATCATAAGCGGCTTTACCTAACTCATAAACCAGCATTATCATCCCTAACCAGCCTGCCCCTTTCATGGCTGTATTCATACCTTTTGCCATTTTATTTGTAGCTCGCACCATCATTAAACTAGCTTTTTTCCATGCTAAAGTAGCAGAAGTAGCAGCAACTTTTGCCCCATTTGATACTGTTTTAAAACTAAAAAGGGCTCTTGTTTCGAATTTTTTAACCGCCTGAGCACGAAGTTCGTATGAAGCTCTTAAGTCTGCTAATTGTTGTTTGTTATACTTCTTTAGAATACCTGTTCGCTTTGCACCAGTCTGCTCTACTTGCGCTTCCGCATTTTTAAGAATTCTATTAGCATTTGCCGCACCCTTTTTACTATTGGATGATCCTGACAAAAAGTCCATACCGGTATCTTTACCCGTTCCAGGTTTACCTAAAGCTACGCCTCCTTTTTTGGCGGCTTTATCCGCTGCATCAAAGGCTCCTTGTCGTGTTTTTAAATCATTTACTAAAGCCGAAGTGCTGTCTTTAAAAGCGGCAGTACTCTTGAGTGCTGATTGTTGGGCTATATCTGCACTTTCTTGCATCCTTTCTGCCATTTGATCAAAGGCGGGAAGCATAGCTTTTGTGATAGGAACGGCTACT